TCGTTTCGTGGTTGCCAACGAAAAGGTCGCCACGCAACCCCCGTTGTCGAACTCCTTAAAATCCGGGGCTTTCCCGGTATGTCCTAATAAAATAACCTTGTTTACGCTCATAACTTTATTTTTTGAATTTAATACCGTCAAACAGGTATTCCCGTTTGTTGTCCGACCAACCCGCCGCCATATTTAACGCCTTACGGTCGTCGTCGTGTACAAACTCGCAATACCATGAATTACCCCCAACGTTGGCTTTTTCCCGTATCCGTATCAATTTGTCAACAATGAAACGGGCAAATTTGGCGTATGCGCTTGTTTCGGATATATGGATAATGCGGCGTTCCGCATTTATTTTCGGCAATTCTTCGATTTCCGGGCGTTTTTCCTCTTTGGGGTATCTTTGCACCCTTTGAAAATCTCGTTTGATTGACGACCGGGAAATTGCCCCATAATCGGGCGTTCTCTTTTTTATTCTCATTTACCGGATTTTTAATTGTTGATACTCTGTTTTCATTAACTCGATAAGCCGCATATTTGCCGGGTATATTCTCATTCGCTCCCGGTCGCCATTCTCCCAACGGTTGTGCATCTCAAAACAAAGGATATTGATATTGCGGGGGTCGTGCGCCATTTCCGGGTGTGAACCCCTCGTTAGGATATGCGAACAATAAACGGCGGAATAACTCGACAACGGGCGCAATGTTTCCTCGCATTGGTGCGGCTTATGTTCCCAAATCCACCTAAAAAACCGTTCGTTTGCCTGTGGGATATTCCCACGACCAAAAACGCAATGTCCGAACAATTCCCGTTGGATTTTGACACGCAACCGAATATCCATTGTAAACCGCTTGTAATCCAATAGGGGGCAACCCCCCCTATCGGTTACAAATTGGTATTCCTCCGGGTCTGTTAGCAATATCGGCTCCATTGCTTACATATCCGCCGTTTCGTCCTCCGGGTCATCCTCGTTAGCCGGGTCGCCGACCTCCGGGAACAATCCGCCCTCCTTTTCCGGTTCTGCGACCAAACCCGGTGCGGGTTCGCCGTCAGCCCCGAACAATTCCAATTGCGCCTTTTTGCCTTTGAACAAAAATGCGTAAACCTCGTTTTCTATGTCCGCAACGATTTCTTCCAATTCTTCCTCAAAACCGAACGTTTCGGTACTGAATTTCAGACGGGGCGAATTTATCGCCGTCTTTTGGTTGTTGGATACCGTGAACAATCCCGTAAGGACAACCCCAACGTTATCGTCTTGACCGGAAAGGGACACGCCCCGAACCTCAATGTTTTTCAACATTTCGTCCGCAAAGTTACGGGCGGCGTCTTTCTGCTTTTGGTTGGCTTTCATATCCGGCGTATCCATAAGGGACAAAAACGACGTGATATTGAAAATACGCCCCATAATTGGGCGCAACCTGTCAAAGCAATTGCGCAAATCCGGGTGTATGTCCTTTGCGCTTTCGACGTGGTATTTGTTCGTGTAACTCTCATTACCGACGGTTTCGGTAACTTCATAATGCACGTCTAACCCGCCGTCTTTTAACGTCTTGACTTTCGATAATGCAAACGACTTTTCCGACGGTATCGGCATTACGTTTGCGGTTTCTTTTTTCTCGCTCATTTTTTGATAATTTATTTGTTGCCGGGAACCCGCCCGGCTCGGTTTTACAAATCTTCCTCAACGTATCGTTTTAACTCGGCTTGGAACAATTCCCGTTCCTTGGCTTCCGTTGCAATCAATTCGTCGTACAAATCTTGGTCGAATATCTCGTTAATCGCATCGTCCAACAAAGCAATCAATTTTTCCGGCTTAACGGCATCTAATTCGACCTGTCCCAATCCGTCCCAATTTGCCGTCCGGCTATCGGTTTCCTTTGCCGGGGCGGGCGGCAATCCCCATCCGATAACCTGTTCTTCCATTAGGGCAATACGGCGTATTTCAACCCCGTAAACCCCGAATTTCTCCAAATTCTCGCCAATTGACCGGGGTATATCTTCCCCGGACGGGTCGTAATCTCCGAAATAAAGGATTATAGGTTGTTTCCCGTTGCTTATGGCGTCCCGCATACGTTCGGACAATTCATATAAGAACGTCAGCGACGGATACCCCTTGCAAGCACCAACCGCAATACCCCATTTGGCGCACGGTTTCGTAAAAACGCCCTCCAATGCTTTCTTTTCAATAAGGATTTCGGGATAATAGGGTTGATTTTCCCAACGGTTTTTTCCATACGAACGCATCCACGCCCGAACCTGTTGTTTTGCTTCGTCCTGTTTGTCCTCCAAATTGGTTGGCTCGGCGTGGGTATAACCACACATTGCCCTATCTCGGTCGCTAAACGCTTCAAAATCAACCCGACCGTCCCACCGGGCGACCTCCATTGCGGCGACGACACGTTTGTAATGTTGCAACGTGTTCGTCATTCCGATACTGACTAATTGATAATGCAACGCACGGATTGTCAAAACTCCGGGTTCGTATCGGCTCAAAATCTCAACGGAATTTTCAATTATCCAATCCCGGGTAAATTCGTCTTTCGTTCGCTTTGCCATACTCTAAAAATCTGTTTCGTCCAACAAATCCTTTGTCGTCTTATTCCGGGCGACCGTCGGGCGTTGAGGCTCCGGGATTGGTTCCGGTACGGGTTCCCGCTTGGGGTTCACGTTTCCGATTGGCTCCGTTACGGGGTTCGGGTCATAAAACTTAATGCCCCCGTTTCCGGGCTTTTCCGGCTCAAATTTCGCTTTGCTTTGTTCCTCCGGGTATTCCTTTTGCTTCAACTCGATAATCCCCAATTCGACCAATTCCGGGACGCATCGGCGTAATGCCTTAACGTCCTGTAATGCGTCGTGCGCCGGGAATGTTTCGCCGGGGAACAACTTTGCAAATAATTCCTCCAATTTGGGGAATTTTCCCGGTTTGCCATTCTGATACAATGCGCCGACAAATTTAATAGTTTTCATCATTGTATCAATGCGTTTTCCCTTATGCAATGCGTCCTCGCATTTGGCGTCGTAATACTCTTTGCCACAATAGCGCAAAATGTTTGCTTTCAACATCGACGTATCAAAGTAAATGTTGTGCGCACATACAAGCGGGGCGGCGGCGGCATCCGCCAAAAATTCGTCCACGACCTCGGCAAACGGTACGCCCTCGGCAATTGCCCGTTCGGTCGTTATTCCGTGTATTGCGGTTGTTTCCGGCGGTATCTCGTAATTGTCCGGCTTAATTATAAAACTGCGTTCTTTGTCGCCGAACGCCCACGCCAATTGTACGACGTGCGGGAATTGGTTAAAATCCGCATCCCATTTCAAACCCTTTGCGGGTACTCCTGTTGTTTCGCAATCAAAAAAACAAATGTCTTTTAATTCAAATTTCATACTCTCGTTACTTTTTTATTCGTTAAATAATCGTTTTTGCCCGTCGTCGTTGGGCGTTTGCTCAATCTTACAACGTTCGTGGGTCGTCAATATACGTGTTGTATTCCTCGGCGGCAATCTGTTTGAGTGTTTCGATATGCTCGATTAACTCGGCGTTCGACAATTCCGCCACGGTGCGCAATTCGTGGGAATATTTCCCGGTTTCCTCGTTGACCCGCTCGACGTACATAATTGGGGAAAACTCCCGCAACCTCCGTTCTGTTTGTTCCTCCGTCAGACGTTCGCCCGCCTCCCAAATGGCGTGCCGAAAAGTGGGTACAACATAGTTGAAATAATAGCCTTTCAAAGCCTCGGACGAACCGGGCGACGCTACAATGAACCGGGCAATTATCCGGGAACCTTTCCAACCTTTGAAAAACTCGTTTAATTCCCCCATGTACATTGCCAACCCACCGTTATTGTTTATCGTTCCCGTTGCTGTTATCTCTCTTTTTCTCATCGTCGATTAACTTTTGCATGGTAATATTAAATGCTGTCATTCCAACCGCCCGGATAAATTCTCGTTCACTCGACGAATACCCGGTTGCGACTTTATCCAAAATACTTGCGAAAAGAACAACGAATTGTCCCGGTTCCCAATCGCCGTTGTTGTGCATACGGTCGATAACGTGCGCTTTCAATCGTTGATTTTTCCGTGCGGCTTTCATACGGGCGGTTTCTCGGTCGTTCCAAAGGCTCGTTAATTGGGCTTTTACATTATCAAAGAACAACGGCATTTTCAGAACGTCCGCAATACTCAAATCCGCAACCGGGGTAGGGACGGCGGCGGCAATTGCTTCGTTGGCTTTCTTTTGGGCTTTGGTTCCCTTTTTCGTCGCCTCGGCAATCTCATTTATTCCGGCAACAGTTCCTTTGTTGACGCCATACCCGAACAATGCAAAATCCCCTTTGGTCGGGTCGTCCGGGAATATCTCGGCGAAACGGTCGGTTATCTCAATGGCGGTGCGCAAATCCGGCGTCCGGCGTGTGGTTAATCCTAATCGGATTGCCTGTTTATGTACGTGGGTATCCAACGGAATAATCAAATTACGGGGGTCGCATACGTCCCACAATCCAAAGTCAACCGGGGAACCCTTGCGACACATCCAACGCAAAAACAGACACAACCGTTTGCACGCTGATTGGGTTTCAAAATCCGGGATACCATTAACGGAACCGAACAACGATTGCAACGTTGCAATTGGTTTTTCCCCGTTCTGTGTATTCTTTATTGCCGTTTCCATATTACCGTAAACCGTGTACACGTCGCAAAGGCGTTCGCAAAGGTCGTGAAAATCGCCAAACGTAAACGTCCGGTACAAACAATCGGTACTTCCTTTGTATTGTTCCCATTCGGGACGGTTCCCACGCTTAACCGTATTGCCGATAATGTAATGATACGGTTCGCCCTTGAAAATTTCACGGTCGATAAAATCCGCCTTTTTGATTATCTGTTTACGGTTTCCCCACGCAATCCACGCCGTAACAAATGCGGATATTTCGATATTTACCCGGCTATCGTAACGGTGCGGGATTTGCACCGGGTCAGCATTGATAAAATCGGCGGTTTCGTATTGTTCCGCCCAACGTTTCAAATTTTCTTTCAATGTATATGCCATTGTTTTTGCTATTAAGGGGGAACGGGAACCCCGTCCCCCGGTTAATTACTCTATTTCGCTGTATTCCTCAATAATTAAATCGTCCTGTCCTCGCTTGACTTCCTCAATAAATCCTTGATACCCTTCTTTCCGGGCTAATTCGATAAGGGATTGCAGACGTTTTGCGCCCAAACTTTCGCCCCTCGCAATGCGGAATACCTTAACGGTCGGATTGCTTGCGATAATCAATTTTGCGGCAACCTCCATTATCTGACTATCCGAAACTTTCCCGGCGACGAACTGCACGCCGTTTAACTCCAACCCGTCGTCCGTGAACGTCAACCCGGCAATCGGCAATTCCGATTTCGCAATAAGGGTTTCCCGCTCTTTGAGCAAGTCCGACAACTTTTTTTCGTGGGTTTGGGCGACCTTTTCGGCGACGTTCTTTTGCTTTTTCTTCGTCAGATAGTCCACAACTAACGCATTGATTTTGTTGTGTTCCTCGGCTTGTTTGAGGCGTTCGGCTGTATCCAAATTCTCCGGGTTGTTTTCCTCGTACCTTGCCAACCATGCGGCGGCGTTGTTCTTACGGGTTTCGTAATTGGCTTTATCCGTTTGGATTTGCGCCAATGTTTCGTCGTATTTGTCGGCGGCGGCTTTCGCATCCGCTTTGCTCTTTTTCTTTGCCGCTTCCAATGCCTTTTTTGCCTCGGCAACAATCCGGTCGTATTCGGCTTGGGCTTCCGCCTCATACTTTATTGCGGCGTCAATCTCTGTATTCTTGGTTTCCTCGGCGGCTTTGATACGACCGGGGATTGCCTCCAATTGTTCCGTCCGGGTTTGCAATGCGGTACGCACGGTTTTCGCTTTCTCAATCAACCGGGCGTTCTCGTTTTGTTCCTCCATTAAATCGGCAATGTCGATTTTCTCGGCATACGTTTTGACGTCGCCCGGTTTCAACTGTTTTTCGGCGGCGGCGCAAATGGTCGTGTACGTCTTGACCTCGGCGTTGGCGTCCTTTCTTTTCTCCTTAACCGTCATAACCTCGGCGTCAATCTCGGCAATACGTTTTTGCACATTCTCCGGCAACAATGCCCGGACGTATTGCACTTGCTTTCGGCGACCCTCGGCGGTTTCAGACCACCGGGAAAACTCTACGGCGTCAAAATCCGTATATCCGAAAACCTTTTGCAACATACTTACGTTATCCGACCGCATCCCGGTTGTTTTCTGTTTGATTGATAACGTACCACGGGGGTTGGCTTTGGTAAACCGCAATTCAACGTCGTATTCCTCGCCGTCGTCGCCAACTACCATTTTGGCAAACCCTTTGTCCTCGCCATTGCGCAACACGGCGTCCCGGTTCCCGGTCAATAACGCCCCGATTGCCTTTAATAGCGTGGATTTTCCCAACTCATTGTCCCCGGTAATGAAATATACATTACCCTCAAAATCTGCGTTGAACTCCTTAATTACTTGGAAATTCGACAACTCTAATTTTTTGATAATCATTTTATCGCTCTTTTTATGCCGGGGTTGCCCCCGGCGGTTACTACTTATTTGTTTGTTAATATCATTCTTTGGTGTATCATGCTTTGCACCTTGTTAAGCGCATCCCGGTTGGCGTCAACCTCCGACCGGGTGCAATCGGCAATAAAGTTTTCCAAACGCTTATACAGGTCGTCCAACTCTTTTGCCGTCATTGCATGGCGAACGGCTCCCAATTCGTCCTTATCCATTTTTGCAAACTCGTTTAAGGGTTTCCAAATCGCAACGTTTGGGGTCGTCGGCGTTCTTTGTCGCATCAATTAACGGCATATCATTTGTTTTTGCCGTCCAACTTTTACCCGTAACGGGCGACGTGTAAGTTACTTTGTAATGTCCGTACCCGGCAAACTCAAACCGGAAATCGCTGATTGTTGTTTTCGCTCTCATTGCTTTTATTTTTTTAGCATTACCGGGAAAACGCCCGGTCGTTGTTATTTCATGCCACAAAAATACGGGGAATATTTTAATTACCAAAATTTTTTCTTTTTATTTTCGTGTTAGGGCAAAAAAAATCCCGATACGGCGCAAGTCGTACCGGGATAAAATTAAAATAATTTCATTTGCGTATCTGTTAAGACGGCAATAACGCCGTCAACTTTTTGTTCCCATGCCGTCCGGGTTGCAATCTTTTCCGGCGTTGGGTTCCGTTCGCACCTCCGTTGGTTGTGGCGCATCTGTTTAACAATGTACGCCAATTCTTCCAACGTTATTTTCGCCGGATTTTCGATTTGCGGGCTTTTGTTTTCGTCTGCCATACTTTTACCCATTCAAACAAAATAATCGAAATACGGGGCTTAAAATAAACGGTCGTGCATCGGGGCGGGCAAATTCTCCAAAACCCAACGGGGGTTGTTGTGCAAAATGTACCGTCCAAAGTGCATTATCATAAGGGCGTCGGCGTTCCACAACGTCGCCTTAACATCGGGGTAATAATCGGCGGCGGCTCGTTGGTATCGCTTTTTGCGCTCCGGCTTTTCCTCTCCCTTAACCCGCAATTTCAATTCATTTTGCCATTTTTGGGGGTGTACCAAAACAAACGGTACGTCGCACATGGCAATTATCGCTTTCAGTTTCTCGAACTCGGATAACAGTTTTTGAACCCGGAACGCTTTACCGGGGTTGTCGGTTATATCATCCGGGCGCAATTGCACCTTTTCGACGAATACCAACGGGCGGCAAATAGTCCTCATATAATTAAACCATTGCCGCAACTCCATAAGGTCGCCCGGCATTTTTATTACCTCGGTTTTATGGTTCGGACGCCAAACGGCAATCCCCCCGGTTTTTCCGGGGTCAATCCCAATAATACAATCAATCGTTATTTTGTTCATTTCCAAAAATCTAAATAGTTATCAATCTGTAATTCGTCGGCAATCATTCGGTCAAACGTCCGGGCAATCTCTTTGTCCCTCGCTATCTCATACGCCGTAAAATCCAACTCCGGGGCGTCGGCTCCCTTACGTTGGACGTGGTACGCCTCGTACTTGTTGACGAACCCACGGGCAACACGTTGCATATATCGGGCAAATGCTTGTTTGCGGTCGTCTTCGGTTCCGGCAACCTCATTGGCAAAACCCAACTTTCGCAACCAATCATAAATTAACATTCCGTCAGTAATCCCCAACACAAACCGCCCGGTATATTTGTATTGCAAAAATACCTCCCTACATCGGGCGACGGTTTGGTTGTGATAATACCGTTTTTCCTCCGGCGTCAATTCCTTTTTCGGCTCCGGCAATGCCTTATACGCTTTATGTATAACCCCGTTTTGTTTCCGGCGGTATGCGTTCAATATCTTTGCGAAATAATCGGCGTTAAACTGTTGGTAATGCTTTTTGTCCGGGTTGCCTTGACTGTCTTTCGGCAAATAGTCGTCCAATTCCCCGGTTGTCGCCAACTCAAATGCCAACTTAATATCCGCCAATGTCATTTGCGAATAGTATTTTTTGAGTATATCCAACAACCGGGTACAAATGTACGCCCAATCTTCCGGATTGGTCGGGATTATATACCCGACGTCCATTGCAATAAACCGGAACATTTGCCCGGTTTTCGCAATCAACGTGCCGTCGTCAATATCGGCAATTTGCATTTTCGTTGAGGCGGCGAAAATGTACTTTTCGACCCCGGATAACGATTTGGCAACCTCCGGTAATTGCAACATTTGTCGGCGTATGTCGATTGCTTTTGTACCGGGCGTTGGGTTGCATATCGCCAACGCCACGGATTGCGTATTTACTGTTTCCGGCAAATTTTCCATAATCAATAATCGTTGTTAAGAAATTCCATTGCGCCCGCCACGTTCAACAGTTTTTGCGGGGCTTGGTATTCCGGTTTCAAATGCAATTTCTTTTTCTCAATGTCGCCCCGGATAAAATTGCGTACCGTCGCAATCCAACCCGTGCGGGTTCGCTTAACTCCCTGTTTGGTTTCCGACCAATCGGCGACCGTGTGGAAATAATAAATCAAATCGACCTTTTCAAATTCCGGCGTCGCAAACAGTTTTTCAAACTCGGAATAATCATTTACGCCGTCCGCCCCGAACTTAACCAATTTGTAAACATCGGAATTGCGAAATATGGACGTTATTTTTTTATCCTTTTTCAAATCCTGTTGTTCCGGGAACAAATCCCCGACAACAGGGTTGGCGGGTTTACTCTGATTAGTATTTGGTTTATTTGGGTCATTAGTATTATTAGTATTTATTAGCGTCGGGTTTTCCGGGTCGGGTTTTTCCGTATCCGGTTTAACCGTATCCGGGTTTTCCGGTTGCGGTGCATCCTTAACCGGATTTTCCGTAAATGGTTGAAAAATTGCTTTGTCGCAAATCTCATAAGCAAACCCCGCAATTGTACCGTCCGGGTTTCTTTGCATAATCTTTGAGCAATACCCGAACTTTTCCAACTCTTTAATACCACTATACAGACTGTCCCGACCGTCGGTTGCCCGGTTCGTCAAATCTCGCATATTCAAAACCCAATCGTCCGGCAACATTTGGACGTATGCAATTATTCCTTTTGCTTTCCAACTCAAACGGGTATCTTTTAAGAACTCGTTTGCCATTTGGCAATAATCCCGGTCGTATTTACGCCGGGTAATTGTATTATTCGTTGCCATTATCTCTACCCTCCAATTGTTTAACAGGTTCCCACGCTTTGCGCACTCTTAAAACATTGTCCGGGCTTTCGTTCGGAACCAATGAAACAACAGGGAAACGGGATTTATCGCCGGGTTTTTGGGTCGTGGCAAATTGTACGTTCAAATCAAATATAATTCCCTTACAAAATCCCCGTTCCGCCAACATACCGTCGAACGTTTCCCGTATTTGTGGAATTGTGGACGCCGTACCCTTTGTTGCAAACTGCCATACCCCGGCAACGCCACGTACCAACGGTACAATAAAATTCAACGTCAACGTAATTTCCCAACCGTCGTGTCCGTCCTGTTTACTTTTCTTGTTGGGGTAACGCTTTGTAATGGATTGCATCAAATTTGGGTACTTTTCCGTTGTCAACGTTTCGTACTTCTTGCCGTCCCAAACTTGGAACGTTTCGCCGTCGCCCGCCGCAATCAATCGTCCGTCGTCGTCCCGGTACTCGTACCGCTCGTTACATACTTTCGCCGGGTCGTCGTCCGGGAAAACGATTTGGATTGTTTGGGGCTTTTCGCCGTATGCCTGTGTAAATAACCCGGCATACTTTCCCGTTGGTATGAAATAATCCACGCTTTGCGGGTATCCGTTGGCGTTTTTCATTCCGATTTTTATTTGTCCGACACGGGGCAAAATCAAACGGGATTTTTCCGCCTCCGGTCGTCTTATTCGTCCTTTCATCGCTCTTTTTTATTACTGATTTTATAAACATAATCGCTTTTTGTGCGCCATACCGCCCGGCATGAATTACAATGCACACAACTGTAATCGCTTGGCGTATATCGGCGACCGTTAAAAGCGGAATAATTGCATTTTAATTGTAAAACCGTCCAATTTCGTTGTTCTATTGGCTTTTTGCTTTCCTCGCATTTGCAAACCATAACATTAAATTTCGGGGTCGTCGTTCAACAATTTTTTCTTATTCTCGTTTTTGGGCTTTTTAATGGTATTTGCGGGCTTTTGTTCCTTTTCCGGTGCAACCGTCCGTTTTGCTGTCTTTCGTCCCGTGGCGGGCTTCTTTTCCGCCTCCTTTGCCGTTTTCCCGGTGCGTTTCACAATCTTTGTTTTCTTAATTTCCGGTTCCGGCGTTTGTTCCGGGGCAACCGCATCCGCTTTGACGGTATCGGCGGCGTCCGTGGTTTCGTCCGGGGTCGCCTCTTTGGGGGCTTTCGTCTTAATCAATTCCGCCAAAGACAACGATATTACATTTTGGGACAAATCCGGGTTATCGTCCAAAACAACCATACCATTAACCGCCGTAAACGTATTATCCCGCTTTTCGTCCTCAATGGCGGCAATCTCCAACAGATAGGGAATTTTTCGTATATTGGGGCTTTCGGTTTGCTCTTTCAAATTGTACGACGGTTTTTTGCGCCAATCTTTCGGGCTGAAATTGAAAATACGGGTAACGGGGAATTGCTCAAAATTAACGTTCCACATATCCCGGTACATTCCCAATTGTATTTCGCTTTCCTCGTAAAAGCCTTTGCGCCCGCTTTTGAAATCGACAATTGCGTTAATCCGGTCGTCGCTTCCAATCTTTGCCCGCATGGTACACGGGCAATCAATCATTCCGGCGTACTTGTAATACGGGTGTACTAACGCAATTTCAACGGCTAACGGTCGTACATCATAATCCAACACGAATTGCGCAAACGCCAATACGTCCTTTTTCAAATCGTCAGCGTAATAAATAAAGTCGTCCGGCAATCGGTAAACCTCAATGTATTCTTTTAGTTTGCCTTTCAGTCCGTCCAAATCATACGCCCGGTTAATCAATAATTCCTCAAATGCGGCGTGCATAAACGTTCCATACGCCGCCCGTTCGCCTTTGTATCGCTCGGCTTCCTCAATGCCTTTGTTCGCAATCCAATTTATAAGGTGCGGGGCTTTGGGTAATGTTTGGGACAATATGGTTGTAACCGACGGGAAAAACTCCGGGTTCCCGGCGTCGTCATATCGGTAATAATATCGGTGTCCCTTGCTGTTTAACTGCCAAACTTTATACGGGGGTTCTATCAATGTTTTTTCGTCGAAAAACATTGCCGTCATTTCCTCAACCGTCATGCCCGGTATTATCTCAAACACTCCGGTTGGTTGTTCCGGTTGAACCTCAACGAACGGGGGAATAATTGTTTGTTGTTCCTCGTTAATCTCCGGGAACATATCCGGGGCAACATTGCCGACGGTTCCCGCAACCTCTTTTACCGGGTCGCCCGGTTTATCGCTCTTTGCTCTCATTACTTATACTTTTTATATTCTGAAATTCCACATAATACCATTGCGGCGCACATTGCCACAAGTAACAATTGCCACGGGTTCCAAAATGCGCCAATCAAACAACATAACCCCAATGCGCCAAACGTAACAATTAGGGCTTTCGCTTGAAACAACCCGGAAAACATGGTTTCGGCGGCGGCTTCCAACCATTCGATAAACTTATTTTTCATTGTTTCCGCCCTCCATGCCAAACAGGTAATCCGCCGTACAATCCAACATTTCGCAAATAATAACGACCCATTCCGGGACAATCCGTTTGGTCGTGCCGTTACATAAATTCGTCATATTTACCTGTTGTGCGCTCTCGCTTGCGCCCTCAAAAAGACGGGCGGCAATGTCTTTTTTCAAAACCTTTTTCCCATTCGCTTCAGAACGGGCGATTGCTTCGTTTACTCTTAATCTCAATGCCATAACTTAATTTTTTTTTGTTAATAACTTGGTTCGTTGCTCTCTTTGTATCCGCAATTGCGGCACGTTTTTTCCTCCCAAATCGGGCTATATTCCGGCGGGGTCAAATATCCGTCGCCTCCGGTACGTCTATACTCTCCGTCTGTAACCTCCATTTCCCCGCCACACTCCGGGCAATCATCGTCGCCAATCAATACACATTCCAACAGGGCGTCCAAATGGACGGAACGAACCGGGGAAATACCAATTGCCCGGATAACGTCCACCATTTCCACAACGGTAACATCCCGTTCGTAACAATCGGCAACCGGAACCCCCCAATTGTCGCTTATATTCTCGATAATCTGTTTGTTGATTAACTCCGTAACGATTGTTTCGGATACTTGGTTGACAGTTTTTCCGCTTTCGGTCGCCAACATCTTCAATTGCTCACTTTCTTTTATTTTCATATCATTTCCCGGTATCCCTCCGGGTAGGCTGTTAATCTTTTGTTCTGCAAAGGTAGAAAGTTTTTTTTTAATTACCAAAAATATAATCTTTGTTTTGTGAAATTATTTTTGCCGGGTGCGTGGAATATCCGATTTTTAACCTACCTTTGCACTACCGCATTACCTAAAATCGCTCTCGGTTACTGCGTACCGACCCCCCCGGCGTATCTGTTACGTTCGGGGGTTCATTTTTTCCAATTCCATTTGTTCGGCACAATAGCAATAACGGTATATTTCGCCATAAACCCCCGTTTGCTCAACAATGGTTTGTATAACGTCCGCCGTGTATTCCCCAAACGCCACATATTCGTATTGCGTTGGGTCTAACCTCAATGCAAACTCAAACGTAATGTCAATATATTTGTCCCCGACCCGGTTAAATGCGTGGTCGATTGGTATAAATGCGTTCGTTTTGCCCTCAACATATTGCACACGGTTGGGAAATAACAACGTCAACAAATGCGCATTACGGTAACATTCTTTGATTTTCGGGCGAACCGTCCGGCATATCAATTCAATTTCCCGTTCGTCGAATACGTCCGCCGCTTTTACGACCTCAACACGTTTTGCGACGGCGATTGTATCGGTAAAATATTGTCTTTGTCGGTCGGACAAATTCAGTTGTAAGAATGCCCGCATTTCCTCAATAATTACACTTTCCATATTCTCGTTTTAATCATGTATTCCAAATTCGCAATCTCCCCATTGGTCGAAATCCGCCCCGTCATAACTAAACGGGTAACGTTCCGTTTCCGGGCAATCCGTCCAACATTGACGCCGGACGTTATTTATTGCAACCCGTTTCGGATTATATCCCGGCTTTTTCTTTTCCCTCAATTGGGCGGCGCAACTCTTACAACAACAACGCCCCCAACCCCGGCGCAAATTGCGGGTATCGGCGTTGTACTCTTTGCCGCAATTATCGCATTTCCTTTTTATCGCTCCCATAATCTTAACCTTTTATAAATCCCTTAAATGCCAAATGGTAAACGTCGTATTGTTGCCCGGTAACATAAAATTCAATCATTCGGTCGGGGTCGCCAACGTCATTTACTGCAATGGTCGGGTACGGGTCGCCGGGATAATGGTTAAAATCGTCCTCAATATCCCGCAATCCCTCCGGGAAATCCGAACGGTTGGCGGAAAAATACCGGGTTAAACTCTCTTTTATCCGGTTCAACATTTCGTCCCCGTTGGGTTCAAAATGCGCTTTTATTTTATCCTGTCGTCTTAATGCAAATCGCATGGTTAATAAATACTTTTTTGAAACGTCCATAACAGGCAAAGCCGGGGGCGAACCCCCGGCGGGTTATTATCTTAATACTTTCAATTCGCCCCGGCGTTTCTTACGTTCAAATGCGCCCCGGACACACGCCCAATCCTCCGTCATACTTTCCCCGTTGGGAAATATAAGGGTCTGTTTGCCTGTGTAACTATCGGCGTCGTACTTTTCGCCCTTTTGTTCCAACGCTTGCACTACAACGATATAAACCATATTGCCAATACCTTTGTAAGCAAATGTTTTTCCGATTATCTTGTTTGCGTCCATATCCGTATTATCTTATTTCGTACAAACTCAATGAATTTTCGCACAATACCCACGTCGGGAATTTTGGGTTTTGCAGATAACAAAGGTTATCTAATGCCGCCCGGCTTGTATAAAACCACAACCCAAATTTTTTGCCGATAAAATACATATCGTTTACCCCTGTTTCCCGGTATTTTTCCGACAACATTTGTTGGCTGTAAATGATTGACGAAAATTTAACTTTGCCGTCTAACTTGGTTGCAATCTCGGCGATGTCCGTCGCCTGTGTTCTTTTCTTTGTTTCCATATTTGAAATTTATTTGGTTCCGGGAACCCGCCCGGTCGGATTAGTAATAATAAAAGGATATTTTCAAACCCCGGCGCAACTTACAATGTTCGGCGTCTTTGACACAACGGAAAGCACGGCGCAATAATTTGTTCGTCATTTCAACGCCTACTAACTTAATCAAACCGGAAACGCCAACCAACGTGTTAATCTTTTTGCCGTTGAACAATCCGTTTACTTTGATTTTAAAATTACGGTTAATCTCTCTTGTTGTATATTCCAAACCGTTGTAAATATCTTCGGGCTTCATTGTATCGCTCTTTTTGTTTCCGGGAAAACGCCCGGTCGTTTTATTAACATGGTGCAAAGATAGGGTATTTTATTTTAACTACCAAAAGAATTTTCTTTTATTTTCGATTTGCGGATAAAAAAAATTTCTTTTGGCTCCCTGCAAAGTTATTTTTGGCTAATTTTCATTTTAAGCCACTTTATTTGCCGGGGTGGGTACTTTATCCATTCAAACAAAATAATCGAAATACGGGGCGGAAAACAGGCAAAAACAAAAACGGGGTTGCAACGCTTGGTTACAATCCCCGTTTCCTGGTATTATGAACAATAAAAGTTACTTATCTATGGTTACGAACTCAACGCCCAATATTTTTGTTGCCGGGTTCTTGCTTACAACATCAATTTCCCGGTTCTTTATCCTTTTGGTTTTCCAAAGGAACCCCAAAAACCGTTTGTATTGTACCGTTTCGACAATCAACAGACTATCCCGGTTTATATGCGTCCCGGTAAATTGTCCGTCCGGCGTGGCGCATCCGTGCAACTCAAACCACGGTTCGACAATATCGACGCAACGTAAAACGGTCGTAACCGTATCGCCGGGCAAATATACAACACTATCCCGGACGGTTGCCCGCAATTCGTTGATTGTTTCCATTTGGGTTGTTGTAACCCGTTCCAAATCCCGGTTCTTTGTCTGCAACGTCTTTATTAACGCCAAATCGTCCGCCCGGTACTTTTTGTATTCCGCCAATGACAACTCCAAATTTCCAACTTTGATTGCGTTCAAACTGTCTTTCGTTTGGTATATCTTGACGTCCTCCAATAGTATTTCTGTATTGCTCCGGTATCTGTCCCGTTCCTCGGTCAACCTCTTTATTTTGACGTGTTGCACCCAAAAGGCGGCGGCAACCGCCAAAATGATTGCCGCCAAAATCAAATACTTTTTCATACGTTCGCCGTGTAAATGATTAACGAACTTTCGGGCGTTTTGCTCAACGTCAAAACATAATGTCCGCCCGTCATTTCAACCGTACTATTTATTTCGTCCTCGTTAATCTCCAATTGAGCAAAGGAAATTACAACGCCCGAAATATAAACCTTTGGTATATTGTGTAACGGGTCGGCGTTCACGGCGTCAATAAATGCGTCAATTTCCGATTGTGGGTTGGTTACGTTCTTCGTATCTTCTTCGTTGTCCTCGACCGTAACCGTAAAAACGTCCTCGCAATCGCCAATAATTGCGTCTAATAACAGGGAAATGCTGATACCGGATTGGTTCCCTTGACTTGCGACTAACTGTTGCAAATACTCTTTCTTTTTTGCTTTTGTCATATCGTTATGAATTAAAGTTTAATAACCCTTTTGATTGCGGCAACGTGCATATCTGCGATTTGCTCCCGCCCGTCGTCGCTCATTATGAAACGGCAATCTTTTTCGGTATCCATGAAAAAGTTTTCCGTAAGAATTGCCGGGCAACTCGTGTGTTTGAGGATATAAAACGCCTCTTCCTTATCCGGGTCGCCGTCGGCATAATCGAAACGCATACGCCAACCGTCCGGAACGAATACCCGTTGCGCTTCCTCGGCAAATACCGTGGCGATTGCATCCGCTTTCGTTTCTCCGGGCAAAGTGTAAACCTCCCAACCCGTACCGCCTCCGGCGTTGGCGTGTATGCTTAATACATATACTTTGCCGTTGTTCTCTTTGGAAATCTTGTTGGCTCGTTTTACACGTTCAACCAACGGTATGTCGGTTTCCTCCGGGACTAACACCCGGTACGGTACGCCGTCCGCTTCCAACTTTTTGGCAATACGGCGCACAATATCCCGGTTTAACTCCCATTCAAACAGTTGCGACCCGTCACCCCAAACGGGGGAACGCTTCCCGGCTGTTTCTTTGCCGTGTCCGTTGTCTAACAAAACAATTGGTTTCATTCTTTTACCTCCTTTTCTTTGTCCGGCACGTCCTCAATACATCGTTCGACCTCCGGGCGATTAAATAATTTGAAAATGTTTACTTTCTTTTTTATCCCTTTTGCCTCAAAATAGTTATTAAAACAACTTGAAATTTCGATACCATACACGATTAACAGTAACAACCCGGACAATATCGGTATCCCTAATATCGTACCGAACGTTTGACCGAATAACCCCGCCAACGTTACCCAACAAATGTAATCGACCAACTTGTTTATTGCCCGACGCCATTTGCGGGACGTGCGTATTGGCTCCCCTCGTTTCTTTGCGGCGGCAACTCCGAAACGACTATCAACGAAAATTAAAACAATGGCTAAAATCAAAAAGGGAATAAGACTATTATAAAAGTCTAACAAGGGTGCAACAACCGCCGTGGTTGTTCCGTTGATAATGTTACGTTCTTGCATATTCATAAATGAAATAGGGCGGGCGGTTTCCCGCCCTCCCATTAGTTAGTTATTGGGTAATTGCTTTTAAAATACAACTTCCGTATGTTTGGTTTCCGCTTTCTGTTTGGTGTACCCCGTCGTCACTCCAACCAAAACCGCCGACAACCAATTGTATTGTATCGCTTGACGCCGGAACCCTTCCGTAAAAATGAACCTTTACGGGCTTAACGCCGTAATCGGTTGCAAACGTCGTAACTTGGTACCATTCTTGACCCTGCGTTAAATGAATTAACGACGGGTCAACGTCAGACGTAACAAACCAACCGTCGGTACGCTCAACATACGCATCAATTCCGGTAACATCAACGCCGTTAACCCATACACGGAACGCACGATTGACGTTACCGACTTCCGCCCCGTCAACCACATAATCCGCAACGCCCGACGACGGTATGTTTATAATTTTCGGGTTGGATAATGCACCGTCGTTAAAACGTATTTGTTCATCGGATATATTAACGAATTTACCGTTGTATTGGTTGGCTATTTCCTGTTGCAATTCGTTATATCCCCAACCGCTACAATAATCGTTCGTATTAAATGCACTCATACCAACGACCAATAATTGCGCATTAGGATTTGACGCCTTGAATTTCTCAACCAATGTGTTGTAATTCGTGCGAACTTGACCCAATCGACGAACGGCGAATTGTGCGCCGACCATATCGGATAAATTATTGTAATGCCAAATTTCCGATACGCTGAACGGCTTAACCCATGTAACAACGCCGTTTACTTTATCAACCGTTGCAACTGTTCTAACCGCAAATTCTCGCCAATCGCTATGATATTCGCCGATTTTGATAAAATCGCCAACCTCAATTTCCGACGCCTTAATATCGTCAGACGTCAAAGAGAAAGGCGTAATTGCCTGTATTGTTCCGGTACATAAACCCGTGGCGAAACTTGTATTGCCCGTATTGGTAATATAAATAACCTCCTTTAACTTGACGTTCTTTATTTCCTCCAACGTAAATGTTTGTTCCCGAACCAATACCCGGTCGATTTGGTAACGGTCATCGTTTGTTCCATATTCCAACATTAGAACGTCAAAATAAGGCAAATAACGAACGCATCGCCAATCGTGCCATTGGCTTTCGCTAATAGCCCTTGCCAAATCATACCCGCCAAATGCGGCGTTCATAAAGTTATTTAATTCGGCGCACGCAAAATCAAAATCGAAATACGGATTGGTTCCGCCTGTAATTACTATTTTGATACGGTGCATACCGTATGCGTCAAATGAAAAACGCAATACCGCATCCGGGTTGTTAATAACCGGACTTAATGGATAACCCGAACGTGTAACCGCATCCGCCGTAAGGCTTGCGATATTTACGGGATTTACACTTTCCGTATTCCCGTTTTCATCTTCGTTGAAATCCGATTGAGTAAAACCAATTGCCCGTCCTACATTATACGTCAATTGAATTGTTGCGCCATTCGCCGGGGCAACAGGAAAATACAATATACGGCGGGGTTGCCCGTCATTATACGGGGCAAACGTCATTATTGTACGAACTGCGTAACAATCGCCGCCGGACAAACCGGGGTTCATAGATACCGTTTGCGTCGCTCCGTTAACCGTAACGGCAAAATTGTAACTATCCAAATGGTCGATAACAAAAGACTTTTGCGCACCTGTTCCGGCGAATGTTTGTGTACGTTGCCCCAACATCGTTTTATTACGATTGTTAAACGAACCAATTTTTACATCATTATCGTAAATATCAAATGTTGCATAATTGGTTGTCCGTTCAATAAATTGCACTAAATCAACGTGCGAACCGAATACGGTAAACGTTAATGAACTGCCAATCCTCGTTATTTTTTTTTTAACAATTCCATTGGCTGTATTTGTCAATGCCTTTTGGTTATATGGACGATTTGTAACGGTTCCCGTTGTTATTAAATTAGTTGTCTTATTTGAAAGGGTCAATAAACCGTCAACTAAATAAGCCAACCAACCGGAATAAGCATTTCGTGTCGTGGATTTTGAGGAACCAAATATTGCGTAACTCTTTGCCTTTACAGGTTGTACAACACTATTTATATTTTCAATTGCATCATTGACGTAATCAACGGTTGCCGTCTTATAAACCGGGGGCGTATATACTTCTACATAATCCGTCAATTCGTCCTCGGTATATGTACCAAAAATAAAATCACTTTGCAACGCATTATTTACCGTCGTATTGTTATAGGCGGTAAATTCCGGTATTGTAACAACGGTATTATTCCACAAATCGCCATCTAACAACACGTAATAACGTGTTCCATTTAACCCAACACGCACACTCATTGGGAAACGTGCATCTTTGTAAATTACGCCGTATTGGATATTAGACGATAAACGCCCCCAAAATTCCAATACTGCCTCCGTAATGCCATAACCTTTGCCGGAAATATCCTTTATCTGTATGCGCATACGATACGCCGTATTTAACGAAGGGGTAAAAGCGGCGGGCAATGCAATTTTCATTTTATAACCCGGATATTCCGAACCGCCCAAAGAGGCGGCAACCAATGGCGTAAATGTGGTTGCAACTGACGTTGGGGTTGGTTTTATTTGGTATCCGTTTTGCATTTGTTGTTCTCCACTATTTCCGTTTTCGGCTTGGAATACATTTGTATATGTGTTATCCAAACTTTGCATCCCGGAAACACTCCAACCGTCATATATAGGTGCGGGAACATTGCCGCCCAACGCATCCAATCCAACCTTTTTTATATACAACGCAAGGTTGCCCCCCAACGTTGTTAATAATGGCGTGTTGTCGGCTCCTATGGCGATACAAATAAAGCCGTCAGAACTAATACACAAACGCACCGGGGTTATATTTCCGTCGCTCCAAAAGAATTTCGGGGTATAATAATTCCATGTCGAATTGTTTCGCCCCCAAAACGAAATTGTCATTGTCTTATATCCAACTTTTCCGACTGAACTTGTTTTTGCTCCAATCTCAAAGAAATAATTAAGATTATCGGAAAGTTTGTACGGCGTCTTAAATACATAAACGGGCAACGGTGCATTTCCGGGTACGCTCGCACAATTTGGTACAAACGTTTTAACGCCTTTATTGACAATGTTTGATTGCTTATCGGATACGTTAATATTTGCCGGATTAAATGTATTTAAGTCACTCAAAAAAACATTGTTTGGCGATAATACATAATACGGGGTTGCGTCTAACGCATCATCAACAAAGATTGACGTACCGATTATAAATGCCGACCAATCAATTGCACACTGTATCCGAACGGTTCCCGTACCATAAACAAATGTTTTATCGTATGGCGTTGCACCGCCGTTCGCATTTTCCGGGCTGTTTGTATCATTCCAATTATAACCAATATATGCCCAACCCGAACCCGTATTTATCTTAAATCGTAATTCGTGGTTTGTTTCAGAATTGCGGCGCACCAATGAAACGGCAATCTGTATATTGGGGTAATTAGCGGGAACAATGTTATTGAAAACGACTTTTACTCCGGTAAATGCGGCAACCCATTTTGCCCGGTCGGATTTGTCTAACGTTCGATTTTGGTAAAAACTATCTTGCGCCGCTATATTATACGTCGTTTGTTGGGGCGCAATTGGCAACGTCCATGCGCTCCACGTATTGCCTGCATTGTTATAAAACACTTGGACGGTATCGGTAACAACTGCATTGCTACCAAAATTCACATACGCCCCAGGTTGGGCGGCTAAATAGAAAACATTTGCGTCCGGGGTTCCCGGCACGGTTGTTGGCGTCGCTATACCCGCAAATGTTCTGTTTACTCCTATTCCGTTGACAATAGATAACAACGTACTTTGCAAAATTGCTCCGGTAATCTCTTGATTGCCATTCGTTTTAACAACTTGCGCAATCGCATCTTTTAGACTTGTGTAATTTGCCATTTTGTTTATTTATTAAAATCATTATTGTAATCGTTATTGTAATCGCCTTTTTGGGCTATCAATACCCCACGACCTATTTTTTTAACGACGGTTGCCGTTTCAAATTCAATTTCAACACTTGCTAAATCGCCTTGCGTTTGCCATTTTGGAGTAATTAAAAATGTGTCGCAATCGTATGTCCGCCCGTATTTGTCAGTTACAAAAACGTAATCACTCATTCGGATAAATCGCATAACATCGCAAAGAAATTCGGGGGCTAAACAAACACAACGGTATGTCTTTTCAGAAATTTGTTTTTCCGGGAAAAAATAACCGTCCCTGTCCTCGCCCTCTTCCTCAAATTGATATTCGGGTTTCCCTAACTCGGTGCAAAGATACAAAACGTTCTTAAATTGTGGGTTTTGGTACACGATTGTTCCGGCATCAAATACGGCATTTTCCAAATCGTACCACTCAATTTTTAAATATCCGCTAACATCTTGCACCACGGTAAACATTTCAGAAAACCACGTTTGCACGCCGTCCGACAATGTGGCGTAATAAATCCCGTCTAATTGGTTTAATGGCATTGGCAATATGCCGGGATATACAATAACGTCATAACCCAACGACGCAAACCGGACAATCTGCAATCCGGTATCCTTTGCGTATTGGGTTATATCCGCAACCAATGTACCCTCTTTTCGATACAACCGGACGTATAACACGGCGTTTGCACGGGTTGTCCGCATAATCTGAAAAGGCAACATTGTATTTGCCGGGGTAAACAACGGGTATATTTGCCCGTATGCGTAACTTTTCCGGTGGTTTTGTTGGTCTATTGACGTGTACCACGGTAACACGCTAAAATTATTATTCTGTATCATATTTCAAAGTTGTTTTTGCTGAACGTGAAAGCAAATTTATACTTATTTTGTCAATTTCGCCATTTCCCAAATATGTTTTTATCAATTGCACCGGGTTTGGGTCTGTATCAACCGGAAATATTAACGTTTGCTTTTTCTTTCGTTCTATTCCTTGCGCATTAACGGTGAACCCGTTTATTTGAACTTGTCGGGCGGGTAAATCATATATCCAATAATTCGGTTGCAAATTGATAAATGCTAAAAATCCATTTTGCAAAAAATAATTGTCCCCGTTTACCGTTGTTTTCGTAAATGGTAATTCGTATTGACTTGGAACCGTAAGACTATAAACCGACGCATAAACAGACCCGGTTACAGTCAAACCCAAAGCGGTTGCGGCATTTGGTATTGTAACGGTTATTTGCTTCGTTTGACCGTCGGCGGCAAAATTACCCTGTGTTGATATTACATTCCCGGAACTGTTGTAAAATACAATTTGTCCTGTTGCGGTTCCACTCCCATTGTTATACGGCACAAATGTAAGAACCGCCGTCCGTCCTGTACATTCCGGGCGCACGCCATAAGTAGGCGTTGTTAATCCGTCCGTTCCGCTCGTTCCTCCAAAGCCCGGATATAATTCGCTATCATCATTTGACAACGCATTTGCATTTACAGCCGCAAAAAGTCCGAACCCGTCCTTACTCATTTCCCCGGGGTTTAATATCATCATATCAACGTCAGACGTGAAATTTGACACGTTCACTTCCTCAATTTTTCCGGCTGTAACATAGTTACTAATAACCTGCATTGGCAACCCCTCAAAAGCGGTTGTAACATCGTCCATCCATTTAAATTGAAATCGTTCCGGCATATCCACTTTATCAAATGAATATTCGGACGTTGCAAACCCCCACTTTTTACCATTTCGGACGTTTTCCAATTGCGTTAAATCGGCTCCGACAATCGGGTTTGCTGTATAAGAACCACCATTGCGGAACCAACTAATATGCTCTATCTTAAATTTTTTGTCCTCTATATACCAAAAGCAACGGAAACAATCCCGCAACATATTGGTAAATTGTTGTAAGGTTGCCGGGGCTTTTTGTGCGGGTTGCTGATAACCCCCAACCAATATATTAGATTTTTGCGTTACAAACAATCGGAATTTATACCCGGTAATCGGGTTTGTATCGCCGTATAAAAATTGGCTATATTCCGGCGTTTCTCTGTGAGTTATGCCGGGCGCAAACTGATTGAGTAATGATTGAATAACAGACCCAACCGGGTACGCATCCCGCAATGTATATGTTTTGCGTCCCTCCACTTCAAGTTTTTCATCCAATATGTAATATCCAAACCATATAGACGCATAACGCCACGTTGACCGGGCAATTGGATAAAATGTTTGCCCCCAAATAGTATAGGGCGGTTGAAAATATGTACCGTCATCCCGTCGCCCCCATTCGCTCGGCGTGGTTGAATGTTCATTTGAAATAAACCCAACGTCAATTGTGTACCCAATTGCCCGGCGATAGTTTCGGTTATAATCAACAATATCATCGGCGGGCAACTCGTATGTATTTAATCCCCGTATCGTCGTAACATCTAACAAATACCGGGCATATACACTATACGTTGTCATTTCTGCGTGTGGGGTTCCCGAAGAACCGGAACCGGAAACGGCGGTAAAATCGAACTCCGCATTATCAAATGGTTGATTGCCGGGACTTACATTTTGATAACTGAACAAAACAACACCATCTGACGACCGTACAATTTCATAGGTGATAATTCCCCAAAATGGCAGTTGATATTGTTGTGACGCACGAATATAATAACCGTTTGCAATATCGGGGCGTAATGTACCCGTAAAAACGTTACCACTTGTAAAACTCATACGACCAACATACAAGGTATTTACATTCGGGATTGAACTACCTGTTACGTTTATTTCCTTTAATAGATTGCACAAAGCGAAATGATATGTATTGATAAGTGTGTTGCGGTCGGTCGTGGCGTTTGCATCCTGTTCCCAATACGAACCACCCAAAAAGCACGAAACAATACTATCGCCGGGAATATAGATTTGAATTAACGGGCGTTTTTGAATCAATATTCGCTCAATTGACGGGGCTAACGGAATAATGTTATATTCCTTTTCTAATCCCGCCAATACGTCGTTATATTCGTCTAACGTTTCCGGTTGAAATGTTACCTTTTTGCCGTCGTTATTAAATGTACAATCGGTTTTAGCAAATTTGCTTATATAGTAATTAGACCACGTTTGCCCGTAATCTTGCGACCATTGAATAATTAAATTAAACGGCGAATCAAAAGCCGCATTATTTATCAAATCAAAATCCTTTCCGATAAATGATATTTTCCCGGATAGTTTGGCACGGTAAAAGCGTTGGTTTGTTTCCAACTCAAAATCCTTTGCTAAATCGTCTTTGTATGTTGGGAATACCTGCGAACCGCCAATTACGTTAATAAGTGATTGTTGGGTACCAATAGAACAACAACGAATATAAGACGTATTAACAGGTAATACCAATTGCGTTACATTACTTGATACGCTTGCGCCTCGCAATGGATTATCCGAACTATCAAAAGCAACGATATTAAAAGTATTCGTTGTTGTAAACATTCGCAATATAATATCCACATTTGCGGATACATAGAGTTTGCCGGACGTGTAATAACTCGCATTTGCAGTCATAACCCCGGCGATACTCATATATGTACCCGGCTTTTCATCTGTATTGTTGCCGGGGTACATATTCCCCGTTGTCGATAATATAAATCTATATTTTGGGTTCATATCAACTTTTGATTTTACGTTTCAAATTTTTATATGATACAATCGTATTTCCGTTGCCGTCCACAAATGAACGACGGCGGTTTTGCTCCTTAATTTCCCGAACATCATTTTTAAGGTCGGAAATATCGGGGTTGTCGTTATGCAAAGTTACTGATAATCCGTTTGCCCCGTCGTATGCCGCCATGTATTTACGTGTAAACGTTCCATTATTAAGCGACTTTATTACGTCGGGAATAAGTTTGCGAAAACGTCGGGAATTGCGTTTGTTGATAACTGCGAAAAACTCGCCGCCCTCGGCACGCCTCCGGGTTCCGTCCTGTTTTGTTCCTAAATCAACATCGTTGCCGGATTGGTGCGAACCGCCCGCCAACAATTCAACCGTACCGTCGCCGTAACTTTCCGACTCGCCGCCCTGCGCTTGTTTGGATAATTGCGCCGCCTTAATCTTTGACGCCGCAAATGAACCCCACATTACAGCGATTGCCGGGATAGCCCAAGGGAACCCCAATTGCGACCAAATCAAAGCGGACGCCGTTACAAGGTTTCCGATTTGTTGGATTGTTTGGATTGCCTGTTGTGCCTTTTGCGCTTTCTGTTGGTCTTTTAATGCCTTTTCCTGTGTTTTGCGTGCCAAATCCAAATCCTTTTGCGCCGCAACCACGTTTGAGGCATAACCGTTCGCCCTCGCTTCTAACTCGGCATCCAATCGGCGTTGCGTTGCGTCAACCTCTTTGTCGGCGGCTGTAACGGCGGCGTCGGCGGCGGCTAATTTCGCATCCAAAAACGTTTGCAATTGCTCCATTGCGAACGATACCGACGTACTTATTGCCTCCTTTTGTTCGTCGTCCAAATTCAAACCAAACAGCCCGTAAATATCTTTGCCCCTTTCGTCCCCTTTGCTCTTTTCAATTTCTTGGTCGATTTTGGCAATAGTGTTTTTTATGGTCTGTACCTCTTGGTCTGTCATTAAACCGCCATATTGGGCGTTTAACTGCAATACCTTTTGCAAACGCTTCTTTTCTTGGTCTAACCGGAACCGTGTTTTGCGTTCCTCGCTGTTACGTATCAAATCAAATTCCGACGCCTCCAACGCTTGCATTTGGTCAAAAAGTAGCAACGCCCGTTCTTGGTTCAAAGTACGGGTTTCGTTCAATACTTGCGCATCATATTTGGCGTTTATATCCGCTTCGGATTGGCGGACGTCCTCGGCTAACTGCCTATTTTCTGCCAATTCAATTGCCCGTTGTTGCTGTAACAGTTGGATACGCAATTTTATCTCTTCCTCGGAACCCTCACGGGCGGCATCCAACCGTAATTGCGTGCGGGCGGCTTCTTTCTGCATTTGGTCGATTGTAATTTGGTCGTTCAATTCGCCCAACTCTTTTGCGTATTGTTGTTGCAAAAGGGTTTGTTGGGTCAATAATTCCTCAACCTGTTTTTCAGTCAACCCCCGTTCGGTTTCCAACCGGGTTGTTATATCCTGTATCTGCCTTGTGTACTCGACTTGCAATTGTTCCCGTTGCTTTTCCGCACCCTCTGCCATTAACGCCAACCGTGCGTCCTGTGTGGTGCGTTCCGCCGCCAATTCCGCCGCCCTTTGCTTATTGGCAATATCGACCATATCGACCGCCAATTGTTCCCGTAACGTAACGATTTGGTCGTTTAATGCTTTGCGGGCTTTGACTGTCAAATTTACCTCCGTGCGTAACTGCAATTGTATATCCGCAATGGCACGGGCGTTGGCGGCTTGACGTTGCGCCCTCTGTTGGTCGAACAAATTTTTTATTAAAGCAATCCGGGCGTCCTCGGCTTTGCGCAAAATATCGGTTTCCGCTTTGGCGGCGTTTCGGTTTTCCTGTTGACGTTGTGCCGCCTGTATTTTCCTTTCGGCGTCTAATTCCGCCCCCTCGGTTTTCAGATTAACGGCAATATTAACGGCACGTCCCACGTTGTCAATTTGCCCCTGTATTGCATCAATTGCTTCATCAACCTTTACTTTGTCAATCGTACCGTCCAAATCAACGTCAATTCTAATTTTACTATCGCCACGGGCTTTGGCTGTGTTGACCTGCAATAACATTTCATGTAATTGTTTCAACTTTGCCCGGTTCGCCTCTAAATCGTCTAATTCTTGACCGTAAAAACCGACCGATTTGTTGTGCGCCTTTGTGCGTTCCTCCAATATTTCGTCCTCAATCTTTCGGGTTTCGGACAATGAAGCGTTCCGGGCTTTTGCAACGTTCAATTCCCGGTTCAATTGGGCGACACGCTCGTTGCTTACTCGGTTCATTTCGGTTGCCTCGGTTTCCAAATAGTCCAACCAAACCTTTTGCGCTTCGTTCAACTTCTGTTGGTTCTTTGCCGATTTGTCGGTATTGGACGCAAACAGGACTAACGCCCCGACAACGGTAACTAATGCCAAAGCCAACAGGACGTAAGGATTGGCGGACGCAACGAGATTGAACGCCTTTTGCGCCACGGTCGCCGCCAACGTCGCCTTCGTCCCCTGCATGGTAACAAGGCGGTTATAAACTTGCGCTTTGCTCAATGCCGCCATTTGAATACGGGAAATACCCAACATAACCGCCGATTGCTTTTGCACGGCATTTTGTATCGCCTGTACTCCGGTCGTAATAGCAATTACCGCCTGTAACTTTTTTTGCGCCTCTTGTACGTCCTCACTTTCCGCCCCGAACAATTCCATTGCCCCGGTAAATGCTGCAAAGCCACCGGACGCCGCCGCCGCCGCACCTAACACGGCATCCAAATTGGACGTATCCGACGCCATGCGGGTAATTTCGTCGGTCGCATCCTTGACCGCATCCCGCAACATTGCCGTTTCTTTGCTCAACTGTTGGTATTCCGCCGTCCCCTGTTTGCCCTCCAAACGTAACAACGCCAATTGCTTTGTTTGGTTCTCTATTTGGGTTGTCAGTCCTTTTGCGGCGTCGGAATAGTTACCCACGTTCAACGACGTTTTCCCGGTCGCTTCCTGCAACCGCTTCATTTCCTCGTATATCGCTTTTGTTTCCGCAACCAACTTGCGCCCGTCCTCGGTCGCCTCCCTTTCCTCAACTGTCATATTGTTAAGAAAGATTTTGTTAAGGGAATATTGTGCTGATAACCTGTTATATGAACCCTCGGCGGATTGGTTGATTTTGACAACAAGTTTGTTTATTTCGTTTGCCTCCTTTTGGGCTTGCTTCAATTCTGCCAACCGCTTTGCGTTTTCGCTTTCCGCAAATGCCAAATCCCGTGCGGCACGGGTCAAACGGTCGGTATCGGTTGTTGCGCCCTTAATGGTTTTGCGCCCGTCCTCGGTCGCTCCGGATACGCCCGCCAATGCCGCCCGAACGCTTATTGCCTCACTCTTTATATTGCTTAGAGTGTTCATATAGGCGTCGGAAAGTTGGTCTAATTGGTTGATAAGGTCGGTAATCGAATTATCCGGCTTTACCAAATCACTATATTTTATCGGGTTGTTATTGTCTGCCATAACGCCAATTATTACTTTGTTATTTTTGGGAAATTTGCCCGTATTTCAATTTTCTTTTCTCGGTAATATAATTTACTCACCGGAACCAAACAACGCCGGAAACGGGCTAATTTCGCCCTAATTTCGGGTTCTTTGGCTTTGTCGCCTGTTTAATGTACTCAAATGCGTTGTAATACTCCAATACGGTAAACGTTTTTGGGTTTACGTGCAAATGTTGGGACAACATCAAACACATATTTTCAAACTGC